AAAACATTTATGAGGTTTTTGCTTGAGCAACAAATTTGATTCAACAAATTATCCATCCCAAGTTCCTACTGAGCTTCAGTTGGGAGACTTTTGGGCATGGAAAAGAGATGATTTATCAGAAGATTATCCAATAGCATCTTACTCATTATCCTATGAGTTCAATTTAGTTGATGGTGCTACAGCTTCTAATTTCACATTAACTGCAACTGAATCAAACGACACCTATATTATTGAAGCAAATAACACTGCTTCATACACAAAAGGCAATTACAACTGGGTTTCTTATATGACTAGAAGCTCTGACTCTGCAAGAGTTAAGCTAGAAGAAGGATTTGTAGAAGTTCAGGATAATTATGCAACTACAACTGCTTCAGTTAGAAGTCATGCAAAGATTGTTTTAGATAGCATAGAAGCTGTAATTGAGAACAGGGCAAATATTGACCAATCATCTATGTCTATAGCTGGAAGGTCATTATCAAGAATGTCTATAGATGAGCTAATGACTTTTAGAGATAGATACAAAGCTGAATACCTAAAAGAAGTTAAAATACAGAGAATTAAAAACAACAGAGGGTCAGGCAATACCATTAAGGTTAATTTTGGTAGTGCTACTGGCTCAACACCCAAGAGCTACACATAATGGCATGGTATAACAGGATATTAGGCGTAAATGAGCCTAAGAAGAAAAAAAGACAAGCATATAGAAGAAGCTATACTGGTGCTAACACTGGTAGATTGTTCGCAGATTTTGTAACAAGCTCAACAAGTGCTGATGCTGAAATAAAAGATAACATAAGAATATTAAGAGATAGAGCTAGAGAACTTGCAAGAAACGATAGCTATATAGCACGATACCTTAACCTGATGGTATCTAATGTTATCGGTAAGCATGGCATAAGAGTGAGCTCCAAATCTAGGAACGATAATGGTTCTTTAGATATTGGAGCTAACCTGCTGATTGAAAGAGCTTGGAAAGAATGGGGTCAAGTTGGTAACTGTACAACTAATGGCAGATTATCATTCTTAGATTGCCAAAAAATATTTGTTGAATCTTTATGTAGAGATGGTGAAGTACTAATCAGGAAAATAAAAAACACTAATTCACCTTTTGGTTTTGAATTACAATTTTTAGAATCTGATCACTTAGATGAAAACAAGAATGACATTTATAAAGCTACTGGGAACAAAATTAAAATGGGTGTTGAAGTAGATAAGTATGACAGACCAGTTGCTTATCATTTATATAAAGACCATCCTTATGACAGAAATTATTTAGCTCAAGCTCAACACATTAGAGTTCCTGCTGATGAGATTATCCATGCTTACCTACCTTCTAGGGCAGAACAAACTAGAGGTGTTTCTTTGGTTGCTACAGCAATGGCTAATGTGAAAATGTTAAATGGTTATTTAGAAGCAGAAATAGTTGCAGCTAGAGTTGGTGCATCTAAAATGGGTTTCTTTACCTCACCTGATGGTGATGGCTATGTTGGTGATGGTGCTTATGAAGATACATTTAATCCAACAATGAACGCACAAGCTGGAGTATTTGAACAATTACCTCAAGGTATGGACTTCAAGAGCTTTGACCCAACCCACCCAACATCTGCTTTTGAGTCATTTACAACTAGCGTATTAAGAAGTATTGCATCAGGTTTAAACATTTCTTATCACTCATTATCTAATGATTTAACTTCAGTAAATTATTCAAGTATCAGACAAGGTGCTTTAGAAGATAGAAGTATGTATCAAATATATCAACAATTTGTAATTGAGCATTTTGTAAACCCAGTATTCCAATCATGGTTAGAGATGTCTATCTCAACTGGATATATTAATTTACCTATGGGTAAATATGATAAATTCGCAAGATCAATTAATTACATACCAAGAAGTTTTGCTTGGATTGACCCACTAAAAGAAATGCAGGCTAATGTTATTGGTTTGCAAAATGGAACACTTACCTATTCTGATATTTCTGCATCTTATGGCAGAGATACTGAAGAGTTATTTGAACAACATCAAAAAGAAATAGAGCTAGCTAAACAATATGATATTGAACTAGCCTATCAACCATTTGGTCAAAAGCTACCTGTAGAAGCAAAGATACAGGGTGGAGATGAGGAAGAAGATGCCTAAGCCTAATGATGGTATGAAAACTGAAGCTCAAAGAGGTTTAGACTGGCGTGAGGAACATGGTAGAGGTGGCACTAGAGTTGGAGCTGTAAGAGCAAGACAAATAGTAGCTGATGAAAACTTATCTGATGATACTGTAAAAAGAATGTATAGCTTCTTCTCAAGACATGAAGTGGATAAACAAGCAGAAGGTTTTAAACAGGGTGAAGATGGTTATCCCTCTAATGGAAGAATAGCATGGGCATTATGGGGTGGAGATGCTGGATTTAGCTGGTCAAAAAGATTGGTAGAACAAATGAAGGATGATAGAAGTATTGAGCAAAGAGGAACAGAAGATACTTTAAAAGAAAAAGCTAGAGAACATAATGAAGATGTTGGTGATAATGCAGCTAAAAGAACAAATTATTCCACATTACAAAAAGTTTATGACAGAGGAATTGGTGCTTACAATACCAATCCTTCAAGTGTTAGACCTAATGTTTCTTCAAAAGAACAATGGGCAATGGCACGAGTTAATAATTTTTTACGAGTCTTAAGGACTGGTAAATATAAATCAGGGAAGCATGATACTGATCTGTTACCTGAAGGACATCCTTTATCAACTAAAAACAAGGAGAAATCTATGAATAAAGAAGATAGACATATCCTTAATGTTACTGAGACTGACAATACTGTTATTGTTGAGTTTGAGAAGCATGAGGATGTAGAACATGAAGGTGAAGAATTAGAGACAACTGAAGAAGTATCTATGACTGAATCAAGCGAAGAGGAAAGAAAAGTAATTGATATGCCTATGAAATATAGAACTATTGATTTATCTAAACATTCTTATCTTGATGAAGAAAAAAGAATAGTTCGCGTAGGTGTTTCTAGTGAAGAACCTGTAGAACGTAGTTTTGGTATGGAAGTGCTAGGACATTCTGCTGATGATATAAACATGGAGTTTATAAATTCAGGCAGAGCACCATTATTGCTTGATCATGATATGACTAAGCAAATTGGTGTGATTGAAGAATTCAAATTAGATGAGACAGCAAAAAGGACAACTGCTGTAGTTAGATTTGGTAAATCTGCTTTAGCTCGTGAAGTATTTGAAGATGTAACTGATGGTATACG